AAAGGCTCGCGCGAATGATATGCGTGTGTAGTCGGGTATTTCATCTCGGAGATTGGTGGTGTGTATGCGGCGGAATTCCCAGTCAGCAATGTCTTTGACGCGTCGTGGTGATGCGCGCATCAGAGCTTTTGCGAATGCCTGTAGAATTGGGACTCCGTGATTACAGGAATACTCACACTCACCGACTGATGCATACCATGCCATCATGTGTTGTTGATTCATGGCACGTAAGCAAACAGTGGCGCGTGACATCACACGGTCAAATATTCTAACCATAAACCAACCATTAATGGTATTAACTGGTCAACACTAACAATATTCAATTTCCTCAAATATATCAATCATATCACTCTTTATTCCAAAATTATACATTTGAATATCGCGTGATGCTAGTGTGGCGCGGTTGCTCTTCTCAATCATGACCACACTATCGTCCCCATTAACGAATGAATGATTTGGTATGTCCCAGGTGTAGTCGACAAGCAATGATTTATTGATGGTTGAATTGCCGTCGCTAGTTGTGACATCACCTGAAAACACACAGTCTTCGACTTGATATTGTAGACCTTCCTTAGTTTGGCAAACCGACTTGCCAAGTGTTTCAAAACCTTTGAGCAATTCTTTGGGTCGCTGATAGTGGTCAGCGATATAACTATGCATGCCACGTGTCCAATAGCGGTTGGCGCGCGAGTCAAACTTGTCGTGATCAAAGAGAAATGCAATTGGTTCACGATAGTTGGCCCATGCGCGGCGCATGAACGTGGCTAGTTCGTATTGGTCCAGCCCCTTGGTGACAAACCTCTTATTGGGGTCCAACGAACGTGTTAGATGCTTTGCATAAGGCAAAACCCACTGTTGGAGCCAGAGGTTAAAGACTGGTCCACGCGCTTGAATGGCACGTGGTGGTTTGAGAATTGGCTCTTTGATGGTCATGCGTTCATATTTCACAAACATGCTTATTCTACAATCGCGGCGTGTCACACCACGCTTGTTGTAGTTCTTCAAGGCATCGGTGTATGTCCTTTTCTTGTCACCGCGCTTGGATGCAAGGACATCTTCGACGGTGATAGTGTTTAGTGATTTTGGTGGATAGAGGACACGAAAGCGTTCGTAGGCTCTTGACACGATATGCTTGATGGTGTGTGGATTGTTGGGTTGCACAAGATGTCGGTTGCACAACGCAACAGCCTCATTAACGATGCAGCTGTGATAGGCAATGATCTGTTCTGTGAAAGGAAGATAGAGTCGATAGATTTGGGTTGGTCTTTTCGCATTGCACCCAGTGAATTTGTTGCCAATGTTAGTGGGCTGGGTGCGTTTGAAATGTTTGGTACACATCTCTTTGTAGGTACGTGCATTACTGACTTGGTCATATGCTGTGTGTTCCTGGCACGTCGCAGGATAAGTTTCTAGAAAACCAACATACCGCTCGGTATGTTAAATGACTGTCCATGAATAAGTCCTATGCGTGAGGCTTGCTCAGCCACATAGTCCTTAAATCGCTCATAAATGTTGACATGGAACCTCTGGACAGTACCCGTACTGAGTTGGCTGAGTGCTGTGTGCAGACGACAAATATTTGGGTCGTCTGTCCACCAGCGTGACAATGATAATTCAGATTCCGCTCTACGTCTTAGTACTAAGTGAACAATTGACACGAGATCATATAATAACATGCGATCATAAACACGATCTTCGCCAATCTTAATGGTCTTGGCGACACGAATGATTTCGCTCTTGAGCAATCTCAATGTTGTAGTAGTGATTGGTTCAAAAGTCAAAACCATGGCTACAATGTCAGCTATTTGGTCAATATGATCATACGATAATTTATTACGGCTTGTGATGATGTGCGTGTCAATTGTAGTGAGTTGTGGTAGGCCTAATTGCGTGCGGCGTTCCATGATGCTCTGAGGAACCCGATAACCAACCATCCGATTATTGTTGCTGCTGTGTCCTTCATCATCGCTACTAGTTGCAATAGACGAGCGACGTGAGGTTGGAGTTGAGTCGGGCACAACTTCAGTAGC